ATTAAGAATCCTTACTTCTCCAAGATCTGTTTTAAATCTAGATCCAGCGTATCTCCCAAAGATTACCCACTGTCCTTCTTTACACCAAGCTCCTGTGGGAAATTTAGTTTCGTCTTGATAACAAAGAGGTCCCATTTTTATTACGAGAGCACATACAGTTGCTATAGACATTCTTTCTTGAGCTTCATCCGATATATGAATTCCACCTTTTGTTTTTGAAGGTGGCATGTAGGGACGTACTAAAATTCTCCAGCCAGTAGGCTCTGGAACTTTACTAAGCATTTCTGATATGTCATTTGGATCGGTAGGTATAGTTGAATCTTTTTCTTTTTTAAGACTCGAAACTATCGCTGACCCGTCTGGTTTCACTAAGGTCGTCATCTTCTATATCCTCATTTTTCAGCAGGTATTGAATCACCTGAAGCAGTTCTTCTAAAGAACTGAGTTGACCCCTAGAATACTGAAGCTTCTCTATAGTGTCAACACCATGCACGATGTGCTCGGATTTGACCTTAATTAAATTTTTTATTTCGGATCGTAAACGGTTAACTGTATCTATATCCATCATAGGAAAGTACTAACAAATACCAGAAGAAAAAGCTATAGTTATTTTTTCTTAGTATTGATAATATCCGTTGCTTTTATGCCATATACAGCTGCTACCACTGAAATCCAAAGTCCAGTAATCCACCATGGCATAGCCTGTAATTTTTCAAAATAGATATCTAATTTTTCACCTATCTTCTCGTCTTCGGCAAAGACTGAATAGGCCAATAAAAACAAAGGTGAAGATAGGACTAAAAGTATAAATTCATCTTTCCAGTCTCCTTTTTGAGACTCAGATACTTGATGCTTGAGCTCTATTTCTCCTCGAGACATTTTCTCTGCGTGCAGTAATCTTGCCTGTGAGATAGCTTGTTTTTCTTTTTGTTTGTTTTCGTATACCGTGGTCGCCGTTTTGAACGCTGACCCTAAAAGATTCAACCATATCATAATATTTTTTCGTCCTTCTTTTGCCTAAAAAGGGTATCATCTGTTCTAAGACCTGTAAAGCATGTAGTCCACTTACTGACCATGCCCAAGCTTGTTTGTGGTGATCTCTTAATTTTATTTTTCTAGAACTACCAGCATTAAAAAAAACTTGAAATCTTTCTATAACATCTAAATCGGTCATAGATACAGAAAGTTCTATTCGTTTTCGATTAGACCCACTTTTCCAATATCCAAAGCTACCTTCTCCTTCAAATACTCCAGCAAGAAATGATAATTTTTGTTTTTTGCTAAAAAGAGAAAAATTCACTTTAATAAAGTTTAATTTTTTTATGACCTTGAACTTGGATAGATTTAGTACCACGAGTAGAAACGGAAGTTCCTGTTTTCGCTCGTATAAAATTGATTTTTTTAAAAGTAGATGGTTGATCTATAGATAGAGAAGATAAAGAATTAATTTTAGGTAAAGAAGAATCTGAACCATCTGAAGCCTGAGTAGAGGTAGGGGTAGTTTTATTTTTCATACCCATAGCTTTTCTTCCTTTAGAAGTGTCACTTAACGTTTTGATACCAGTATACACACCAGCACCAGGCACTACCATGGCTGGTCCCATTGCACTAACATTAGCTGAAAAATTATCTCCGAAAGAAGTTATACTTCCTTTAGGAGCATACGCTTGCGTCTCGTAATCAAAACCACCATCATTTCCATAACTACTATCTTGGCTAGTATCTACACCTGCTGCATTTGCTTCTGCTTCGGAATATCCACCACCGCCAGTATCTTCAGCGTCAAGGAAACTAGGTATACCATTTATCTTTTTTCCAGAGCCACCTAATTTTTTTAAAAGCTTAGCTTCTTTTTTGTTAATGTAAGCAAGGAACTCACCTTTAGGAGCTTTGTCCTCTAAAGTCTTCTTAGCTGATTTTATTTTTCTTTTTGCCATTGTTTAAGTATAGCACCTTTCGTAAAGGTACGTTAATACCTTGGGGGTTAGGTCCTCTTTTAGGAGGAACTCCAAATCGTACTCCTCCGCTAAGTCCTTCTCTATGCTTTTGATTTTTTTGAGACATTTTTTGTTTTAGGTTTTTTAGCAGTCTTAGCTGCTTTAGCAAATTGAGCTGACGTAGGTCTTCCTTTGGCTCCCTTTTTCTTCATTGTTTCACCTGAGCCTGCAGCGATTCTATCTTGTTTAGCTTTAATATTAGCGTAGAGACCTGGTTTAGTAGTAGACATTATTTTCCTTTGGTTTGATTTATTTTTTGTGCTTGTAGATTTAATTTTTCTTTAGCAATACCTAATCGATCTTGTTGTGAATCTTCTTGAGATTTTAACTTCTCCATACCTAAAGCTAGATCCGCTTCCTGTCGATCCATCTGTCCTTGCTCTCTCATTTGAGCTTCTTGAGTTTTACGTTGTAAGTCTAGAGCTCTCAAATCTATTTCTTGTTGCTTCAATTGAATTAAAGGATCTTGTTGAGCATTGTTAACTTGTGATTCCATTTGCTGTAAGCTAGACGTAATCTCTACTATCTTTTTAGCGATCAACATATCTACTTGTGCTTGCATAGCTTCTGGATTTTGTTGAGCCATTTGCATCATTCTAGGATCTTGTTGAACCATTGCTGTAACTTCAGCGGTAGCTTTTAAACTAATGTGCTCTGAGATGTGAGACTGTAGTAAAGCATACACCTGAGGATTAATTTGAACCATTCTAGATTGCATAAAGATAGAATGAGCTTGAATATGTGCCTCATGGTCTTGTTGAGGGAATGCTTGTAACAACTGTACCTTTAAAGATTCTGCATTTTCTCTCGCAGGGTCTATAGGAGCTGGTTGTTTCGGTGGAACTAGGATCATATCAATATTTTTAGTTCCTAAACTCTCATATACACGTCTATAGGCTTCATATACGTTATGTAAATTAGGTGCAGACTGAGCAATTTGTAGTTGTGTCTGTGCTAACGTCACTCTTTGTGTCATTGACCATAAATTAGGGTCTGCCATCGGCAATACATCAATACGATCATCGAAATCTGCTGATTTAATGTTTCTTTCTGCTCCATATACATCATAAGGATACTCTTCAGGTAGAGATTCATTACAAATTCTAGCTAAAATTTTAAATTCTTGTTTCATTGCGTAGTAACAACGCTTATGAATAGCACTCATCACTCTAGAACCACGTTCCATAAGAGCAACGGTAGTTCCCACAGCTGCTTGTTGATTACCATCTCCTACTTGAATGTCTGCAATAGCCGCAAATCTCTGACCAGCAGTCACAACAAAGTTTAATAAAGCAAATAAAGTTTGGGAAGGTTCTTTGAAAGGCAACATTTGGAACTGATCTTTGATATTTCCGCCTGGTGCATCTACATCTCTGAACTCTCCAGGTTGAATAGGTTGGTCATCGTCTCGTACTTTCATTCCTCTAGACTTAAATCCAGCAGGAAGATTGGACAACGTACCAGCGTCCAGTAATTGTCTTAATGCTTCGGTGGCCGTTCTAGTTAAACCACCAATCATGTGTAGTAAACCAAAGCCATAGAAACCTAATCCTGGTAAAAACTTAAAGTGAACAAAGTATTCAATACGATTGTACTTAGCGTCATCGGCTCGGTAGTTTCTATAGATAGATAAAATTTGTCCTGTGTTCTCTACTACCGTTACAATGTAAGGAACTTTAATATTCGTTTCTTTGTTCATTTCTTGGGAAGTATATTCTTCTAAATCTAAGTCCACATGAACTTCTAATACATTATACAGTAGTTCATTATAGGTAGGAGTAATTCCTTCAATCTTATTGATTTTTTCTTGAGTAGAATTTTGCTCCATGGTAGGTTCTTGTAGATCTATTTTAGAGTACACACCAATTTCCATTTTTTTAAGAATATCATTCTCTGTCATTTTCATAACTTGAGAAATTCTTTCGCACTCGGCTAAACTAGTAGCATAATACGGAACGACTAAATCTCTTGGATGAATATATTTAGAAACAGGTCGTTCTAATAATTCATCATAATATACTTTTTTAAACGTGGATCCTGTTAGAGGTAAGTAATACAACATTTGATCTACATCGGTGGTATATTCTTCCATCTTATCCATGATTAAATAATTCATGTAATCTTTAACACGGGTAGACTGTAATTCTTTCTCTGCGTTCGGAGAGCCTACAATCTGAGTACGAACAGGACCATCTGCGGGTAGGAGCTCTTTATAAGCTTGTGCTTGAAACTGAACGCATGCTTCATTAAGCATAGGATGAGTAACACCGCTCGCACCTTTAAATGGTCTGTTCAATGGATTGTATTGTATGCCGAGTAAATCTAAACCTTTGGTGATGGTGTCTTCCCATTCTTTCCTTGACCCTAAATCATTTTTGTAGTCGTCTATTAAATCGTTAGCTAAGTTTTTTAATTCTCTTTCATCTAAACGATCTGCAATGTTTTCTGCGAAGTTGAATTCTGGCTCAGGTTCCTGATCCGTGGTCTCTGCTCCTTCTTCCACGATATCTATTTCTTCTACCACGGCCGAGGGATCAACGTCAGGGGAATCTTGTTGTTGTACTAATTCCTCTACTGAAAGTTCCTGATTGTCTTTTTCAACTGCCATTATGATTCCTTATCAAAAGTACTACAATTTGCAAGCTTAACAAATTTTAGTTTTTTTGTTTCTTCCTAATTTGGTCTTAACAGTAATGTAAGAACCTGACTTGTACTTGTTTACCGAACCACCCATCATGGATCCCATATGCTTAGGCTTTCGTCCTTTTTTTAAATCCTTTTTATCTTCTTCGTAATCAGGGTACATATCAGGAGAGCCTTCGTAACCTTCACCTGGCTCTTCTCCTGGTTTCAATAAATTTTCCATATACTCTTGTTGTTCTTTAGTAATTGCCATAATTAAAATATTCCTTTGAAGTTGTTGCCTCTTTTAGCAATTCCATTACCTTTGATTTTAATAGAGCCACCAGTTTTAAAAGAACCTTCTTTTGCAGTTCTTTTTCTAGCCATCATTCCTTGCATCGAGTCTACAAACCTTTTTGCTCTTTCTCTTTCTTTATCCATTTTAGGTCCATCTACTCCTGTGTCATTTTTAAACCTAATTTCTTTATCAGGATATTTAATTTTATCCTTCTCTTCATTAATTTCTTTTATCGAATCCACATCTGGATGATCCATAGGGGAATCAAAGTAAGATCGATTTTTTTTTCCTTCTGCATTGGTGTAAAAATCTTTTATTTCTTTTAAAATTGATTTCTTTTTTTTAGCCATAATTAAAATACTCCTTTGAAGTTAGTTCCTCTGACAGCTATTCCTGTACCTCTAACTTTGTTAGTAGGACCTTCTGAAGATGTCATAGAACCTTCTGAAGCTTTCATCATCTTGCCGTACTTAGCTTTTGTTACTCCACCTTTAGATTTTTTATCAGCTAAATTTTGCAGGCGAGATAATTCTTTTTCAGATACTGCACCTTTTAATTTACTTAAATCTTTAGGATATATGCCATCTTGAAGATAACTCTGGTACCTTTTCTTTTCCCTATCAGACAGTACTCCTCTACGGCTTAACTTTTGTGTAGCTTCTGCTCTTCTCAGTTGACGATTCAAATCTTCTTTAAAACCATTTTCTTTTGGTGATTTTTTTGTAGTTACTCCAAATTTTTGTAACTCTTCAAATGTCTTAATGCTTTTACCGTCTTTGGCTTTTGTTATTTTTTTAAGCATATCTTTTTTTGCTAGGGCAGCTCCCAAGCCAACAGGCATTGCTTTATCTTTCTTCTTCATTGCTTTACCTATCATCAATGCTCCTAATGCAGCTTTTTTAGGACTCATTATTTTAAAATCTTCTCCAGATATTTTACCATCTTTATTCTTATCTAATTTCTTTTGTTTACCTTTTAACATTGTATCTCCTCCTAAGCGTAATATTTGTATTCACGTTCTAATCTAGGATCATCCTTCTCATCAGAATACGTACTAATTAAACCGCCTTGGCGGTATCTTAACATAGCTTGGGTGGTGCTGTCGACATAGTCATCGTGTTGACCATGAGGAAACGCTGCACACTCTTCAATCACATCTTGAGCCCAATGTTCTTCTGGAGCCCATACCATTCCGCTCTCAAAAATAGGAGCCACTACATTGGCTCTGGTAAATTTATCTCTTCCTTTAGCTGGAACATAATCTAAAACAGGTATACCCATTCTTCGTAACTCTTGAATTAAAGGCGTACCAGTAGCTTTTGCTTCAATAACAATACTTTCTGGTTCCCAATATTTATATAAATCGTAAGCAACTACTTTAAGATCAGGGAAATCCCATCTTCCTTTTTGAGCATCTAATAAAATAAGATTAGGTTCATAACCTTCTACAGGATGAAACACTCCCCATACCGTAATAGCAGAATAATCGGCAGATTCTTTTTTAGAATAAGCAGTATCCATACTCATAATAACATGATCTAGTTTAGGAATATCTTCTCTATCCCAAACCTTCCACCATTCACGTTTTAATATAGCACCTTCCTCTGCAACAGGATCTTGCATATACTGTGCATTCCAATTGTGAACTGAAATAGAAGCTTTTACTTTTTCTAATTCTTCTAGGCTCCAATATTCTGGCCATACGGATCTACCTGATTCTAATATGGCAGGGAAATTAATAACTTTCCATTGATCGGACTTAGGTTCTTTTTGAGCCTTGATGAGCCTTCCTGTTAAATCATCCTGTGCCCAACGGGTCATAACTACCACAATCGTTCCACCAGGTTGTAAACGCTGACGAGGACCTGAGCTGTACCAATCGTAAGCTCGCTCCATTGCTGTATCAGACATAGAGTCTTGCTCGGTATGGGGATCATCAATAATTAATAAATCTGCACCACGTCCTGTAATGGAACCTCCTACACCAGCAGCAAAATATTCTCCACCATGATTAGTTTCCCAACGTCCTTTTGCTTTACTATCTTCTCTAAGTTTAACGTCTCCAAAAATTTGTTTATATTCTGGGGTATCCATTAAGTTTCGAACCTTAGAACCAAATCTACTAGCAAGTTCAGCATTGTGGGATACTTGCATAATTTTCATCTTAGGGAACCTTCCTATCATCCAAGCGGGGAACAGGTAGGAAGCAAATTCAGATTTAGTATGTCTAGGAGGCATATTCACAATGAGCCTTTTTAAATCTTTACTAGCAATCTTAGTGAACTCATTGGCAATAATTTGATGGTGTCCCCATTCATCTTTTTTATTGGTATTACGATATATAAAATCTGGCCAGACTTCTTGAACAAAAATAAGAAAGTCATCCTGACATAATTTTATATATTCTAATTGCTTTTTTAAAACTATATCTTGTAATTCTTCATCGGTTAATGTAACTAAATTTTTTAAAACCATAATCGCAATTCTATCGAACCTTCCTTTTTTTACTTGTTTATTGGAACCTTCCTTTTATATCATTTGAAACCTGTGTGCGTCTATGTAACTTACACCTTTAGTCCTAGATCTAGGGTACCTAAAAATTACAACCTGTGATTGAATCGATTAAACTAGAATCGAAATCGCAATCCTGACCGAGCCTTGGTGTTTCGTGGTACAGTGCCCAGAGACCACGAGGCAACGTCCAGGGAAGAACAAACCGTGAAACCTTCCGATAATCATAAATTATCGGAAGCAATGAAATATTATTTATGTATCAATTCTAGCCATGCTTCCTCTACCTTGTCCCACGCACCATGCATAGGGAATTCCCTGTCGGCAATCAAAAGCTTTGGATCTTCAACCACAGATTGTATTCTGTAGAGTTTCAGAGCCCTCTGCAAGAGGGCTCTATTGCAGATAATCATAACGCCTCCTCGCATCACATAAGTATTAATCCAGGATACTTGCCACTTAGAAAGCTTCGGATAACTGACGTAATCGGATTTTAATTCACACCAGAAACTAACCCCTTTGTGTATACCAAATAGATCAGGAATGCCGTTGATCGTTCTACTTTCTATTCTTGTGAAATGTATATTTGTCAGATGTTTTTTGAGAGAGTGCCACAACTTCGTCTCGCTTTTTTGCTCTGCCATTTTTATTATTTATTCCTTTTTTTATGATAGTCATAAGCTTAGGATTGTCCCGTAAGATTTGACACAGTTGATT